AGAGGGAAGGGCATGGCTGCATACTTGTAACCCTTGAGTCCTTCACCATCGTTAGAGTCTGCCCAACAAACTTTCTTAAAGTCACAGAACACACAGCCAATGTCTAGCTTACGGTTCCCTGTCTTAAGGTCCAGGATGTCAGGGTAACAACGTTCAGGTGGTTCATCTAAGGCTAACTGTTCATGTAACTCATCTACTCTTTCCTGTGTGTCAGGTAGTACATCTTCTGATGGTTGATAAAGAGTAAGAGCACCGTCAACTTTGTTCATAGCCCAGAAAGCTACACCCTCATTGTCAGGTACACCATCACTGTAAGCAGAGATTTGTTGGAGGTAACCAAAGGGATCGTCAAGGGGTAGGCTACCGTTAACAAACTTCTTGAAAGCAAAAGGTGAAGCAGACTTAACATCAACAACATGACCATCAATCACTGCGTCCATGTGTCCTGTAATCCCTGCTACCTTTACCTTCTGTTGCTCATGTGTCACACTATGACCAGAAAGTTTAGCTATAGTCAAAAGAATCTCTTCAATGATGTCACCGTAAAGAAACTTTAGTAGCTTATCTCCAGTCATTACCTCTTTCTTATGCCCCTGCTTGTCGTACCATAGCTGTCGGGAGGGCTTACCTATGGCAGACAAGCGGAGGTAGAAGTTACCACTCTTACGAGGGGTTAGTCGAGACCTAAGTAGTTCTTTTAGGTTCTCACCAAAGGCATCAATAGCCTTATCGTTTTCTTCTGTCTTCTCGTACCCATCAGTGAATACGGAGTAGACATCTTCGATCAGGCTATCAATGCTTTTAGTCATTAGTTACTCTCCTTAAAATTCAATAGACATTTCTTCAACAGGTGCTGCATCTACCGCAGCTACTGTGGCATTAGACCTGATGACTGCACTAGGTACGTCATAGTCTACTAGCTCCATCACCTGACAGAAGTTAAGGAACATTTCCTTTTTATCTCGGTCAAGGTCTTCGAGGTGTCCAAGCTTAATGATGTTACCATATGGGCTGTCGCCAAGAGAGACAAACAAGTTAACCTTTGAACCATTACCTACTAGGTCTGAAGATGGGTTACCTTCCTTATCGAACACTTCACCGTAACGAACCCAACCATTCTTAGTCTTCTCATCAAGCTTAAGAGTAATGAAGTCAGCACCGTTGAAAGCTGTATCCTTGTTCTTGGTCTGTTTGTTTAGCTTGTAGTCCTTCATAAGTTTAGCCAACTGATCGTTGACCTTAACATCAATAGAGTATTCAAGCTCCGTTGACTGCCACTTAGGTGCTGCATCAAACAACTTAGCCCAGTTTACTTCTACATTCTTTAGTACGATTTTCTTATCAGCCATTCTATTCTCCTTTGGCGTTGGTCTGTTTAATTATTCTACTACACACATGATGTAGTGTCAATGGGTTTCTAGCCAGTTGTTACCAATCTTTGCTTCACCATCCATTGGGCAGTTAAGTTTAAAGAAAGCACCTGCATCAATGATAGACTGGACTTGTATTTCTCCTAGTCTCTGTGCTTGGTGTTCGTCTACTTCTGTCTGCCATTCGTCGTGTACCCAGGCACACTGCTTAAAGTTTATCCCTTCCTTCTTTGCTTGACGCTGCCAGAACACATTGGCAAGCCTCATGATTACAGTTTCTCCACCCTGTAGGTAAACAGACAGGGCTAGGTGTTCACTACCAATAGTAAGGATACGACCATCAAGGCCTTTCATCCATCCCATACTAGCAGCACGAGACGCCTCACTCTTTAGTCTCTTGAGTGTAGGTAGTGCCTCATAGAAGTTCTTCATGGCTACGTTAGCCTGACCACCATTACATCCTAGTATCTCAGCAATCTTACCGACACCTGCCCCTAGTAGGAAGGCATAGATGAATGTCTTAGCTGTTGGTCTGTCCTTACAGTGACGACCTAACGCATTCATGTTGAACGTGTGTATGTCTCCATCAATTACTTGCTCAGTATATACTGGGTCATTCATGTAGTGAGCTAAGACACGTAGCTGGATACCTGCTGCATCCGTACCAACTAGTAACCTACCCTCTGGAACCTTGAACACCTGACGACACTCAGCTGCGTACATACCATCCATCTTCCATAGGATACCTGTCTTACCGTGAGGTACTGATGGGATGTTAGCCATGTTAGGGCCACGGTGTGCTGCACGGTGTGTGACAGCCCCTGTAGTGATCACTGTGCCATGTACCCTGCCATCCCCCTGTGATTTCTCTAGCCACTCCTGAGCAAGCTTCCAGCGTGTCTCTAGCACCTTCCATGCCTTGAGTCCTTTGACTGCCTGAGGTGCATCATCAGGGATGGTTGCTAAATTTTCTGGGCAAATTTTATAGCTCTCTCCTGACTTAGTTTTAACTGTTGGCTTCCAGCCTAGACGATCAAGACGTTTGTTAATCTGTACTGGTGACCCAAGGTTGAACTCTTCCCACATGATCTTAGTGTAGTCACCCCATACTGTCTGTCCTTGTAGTAGTTGAGTGACAAAGATGCTGCCATCCTTCTTACGTTTAAGAGTGACCTCTTTGATAGGCACAGCAATAGGAACCATGAACTCTTTAATCTCTGTCTCAATACGTAGGGTCTCCTTCAAGCACACAGTGTAAATTTCTTGAGCAAGATCAATGTCAAGCTCAAATCCATTAGCCTGTTGTTCACACATGATGGCGTGTACCATGTGTTCTAGGTTGATAGATGCCTGACTGAATGCCTTACCTTCCTTGATCAAGGTGTTATAAAGTAACTCTGTTACCTTAACATCCTGCTTGCAGTAGGCCTTCATCTCCTCAGTGTAGACTTCAAAGCCACCAGTGTAGTCATCCTTGAAGTCACCTAGTCTTTCACCCCAAGACTTGAGGCTGTGTCCACCCTTACGTTGTGGATCAAACAGACGAGACAGTACTAGAGTATCAACTACATTAGACAGTGGTATCTTGTAGCCCCATAGTTTCTCAATCACTGGGATGTCGTAGCCAATACCGTTGTGTGCTACCCACTTGGTAACTTTAGATGCGAACTTAGCAAAGGCCTTAGGGCCAGTGATAATGTAGTTGCCTTTGACGCCTACCTCTTTAGCCACGACAACGTGAATCTTAGTAGGGTCAAGGCTGTCTGCTTCTAAGTCAAAGACTACTTCCATGTTCTTATCCTTCGTAGCTTGTTAGGCGTCCAGTGTGACGTGAATAGAGTAGGCTATCTGCTACCCCTGTCTCGCCTGTGAATCGGTTCTTGACCACACGTACCTTGGTGGTGTTACGTTCTAACTCATCCTCTGCCTGTGTGTTACGTTCCAAGGCAATGATCATGTTGGACAGCTGGGCTATACCAGCAGTACCTCTGATGTCGTGTAGTCCGATGACCCCACCCTCTTCTGGTGACTTCTTATTCTTATCACGACTAAGGTGTGACACCATGATGAGACAAATATCTAACTCAATAGTCAAAGTCTTTAGCTTAGTGACGATCTCATCCAAGGCCTTACGTTCATCCTTGGCGTGGTCACTCACAACAATACTGATATGGTCGAGAATGATGTACTTGCAGTCACATGAACGAGCAAGATAACGAACCATGCTAACAATGCGTTCAACAGAATTACTACCGAAACTGTCATAGAGAAAAACACGATTGCTCCCAAGAGTTGCAGTATATGCGGCATCAAACTCATCCTTTGTGTACTCAGTATCTGGTAGGTGTAGCATCTTGTCTGCGTGGATGGACATCATGCCTAGTCCTGTGTCTCTTACTGGTTCCTCTAGGAACAGTGTACCTACACATCCTTTGTCTTCTTGGATCAGGTGGTAAAGTATCTCACGCATTACCTGTGTCTTACCTACACCTGTGCCAGCTACAAAGGTGATCAACTCACCAGTACGTAGACCCCTAGTCATATCGTTGAGGCCACTGAAAGGGTAGGCTACTGAGTCATAGTTAGGTGGTGTACTTACAAGATCATACAGTTCATTACCTGCTAGGATACCGTCAGGTGTGAAGGGGCCAGCCTTACGGTGGCTGTCAATGAACTCACGTTCACGGCCCTGTGTGATGTAGTCATTAGGATCGTTCAAGGTCATCTTAACTAGGCGTACCTTACGAGGATCAAACAACTCAGCAACAGCTACTGCTGCCTCCTGACCAGGCTTATCACTATCAAAGCAGATGTTAATCTTATCAAAGCTATCAAGCCATTCGTAGTTACGTTTACAATCCTTGACTGCACCTGATGCACCATTGATTACAGACACACATGGCTCAGACATAAACATCATCTGGTATGCAGCCATTGCATCAAACTCACCCTCAGTAATTGTTACTGACTTACCACCATTAGAGAACGCAGCCTGTCCAAACAACTCAGTCTGTGCATTACCATTAAACTTGAATGTCTTCTCTACTAAACCTCGTTCCTTAAAGGCTGCTGGCTTACCGTTGACTGTGTAGATTAGGCTTACCTTATCGCCTGACGTGAGTACCTTGTACTTCTCAGCTACTGCCTTAGTCAAACCCCTGCTAGGGATTGCTGATGTCGTACCTGTTACGGGTGGTAAGGGTTTGACTGTAGTTAGGTGTGGCTGTTGCATGTTATCTTCTTCCTCCTCCTCATTGAATGTCTTTGTCTTACATACATAGCAGTATGATCCGTCTTGGTGAGGATAAACCCCATCACTGCTCCCGCAGCTTACGCACGGCTGGTGTTTCTTGTAATCGTATTCCGTCGAATAGTTCAATTTCCTGTGCCTCCTTTACTTTAGCCACACACTTAGGACATGGTGACCAACTCTGTCTAGTCTCTTCCCAATAGATTTCTCCAGCCTGTGTAGAGATGTTGCAAATGTAGCATCTCATTCCTCATCCTCCTCATCATCATGAACAAACAGATTGTCGATGATCATATTAACTGCAAGCAAAGGCCATACACTAGACTTTATAAGAACACTGACATCGTTATGTTCATCTTCAAGAAGATATAGAATTGTCTTAAAGAGTATGTACCATTGTACTGCCCCTAGTATGTAGAGAAGACTGAATAGAGTAGGGATTAGATACATGGTTTGTTATTCCTTATGTGTGTATGTGGCGGGGGGCATCGTTAATACTCATTATACAGGTGATTTCTATTCTGTATAGCCCCTTTCTTTACTAACTTGATACGACCCTGCGGGTAGTGACATAGAAGACACAAGATCAAACAGCTGTTGGGGAGATACTATCAGGCTGTGTAACATATCGTGATCATCATGTTGAGATAGAAAAACTACATCATCAAACATCACTAGCCTAACATCATCATGTCTACCTGACCCATCAAGGGTGGTCACTGTTATGCTCTCCCCTCCGTCTGTATCCATCTCAACTGTAAACATCACTCTTCTCCTAAGATGTTCTTGAACACACAGTCTACGCTTGTTCCTGTAGCACCGCAGTATAGTAGTAGCTTCAGCCCTAACTCTTGGGCTAATGCTGCTGTCGTATCGTCTAGGTCAAAGGTACAGGTGGTACTCCCGTCTTCATGTTCAGTTACTTGCATCGTACCTGTCTCACTCATCATCTATCTCCTTACCATGTTTACGAAACCTTTTATTGTAGGCTCGTTTGATCCTCTTTACTTGACCTGCCTTCCATAGGTAAAACTTACGTGCTTTAGTGAGAGCATCATACTCATCACCACCCTTCATAGGTATACGCTTACCCATCAGTGAGGGCTTTCCATTAGTGCATCCCATGCTACAGGGAACAGCTTAAACATCTCTGTGTTGATCTGGTCAGCTGCCACCCGTGTCTCGTACTGTGTATCAGAGGCACACCGTAGGCGACACATATCAGCGAAGGCATCCAGGCTACCTGACCAATACCATTCGGTCATGGTTGACTGTGGCAGTACCATACGTGCTTGCTCAGGTGCTACGCCATCGTCGATCATATAATTGTACAGGTCTAAGACTTGCGCCATAGTCGGGTCAAGCCACATAGGTGGATGACTTACCCCGTCTGACCCTTGCTTCTTGTCCTCACTACGTCCACGCCATACCTCTGGCACATAGAACTCTGGCTCATCATCGACGTAACGTCTGCTGATCTCATTCCAACGTAGGAACTTATGCTTCACTAGCTGTCGTGCCACAAAGATCGGTGCCTTGACGTGGAACTTGGCGTAGGCATGGCCGAATGGTGACAGATGCTTATGCTTGGCTAGGTACTTGATTAGCCCTGTATCTTTATCCTGAAAGGTGTCATGCTTCTTGCCAAATGATACCCGTGCTGCGTTGACTACTGACAGGTCGTTGCCCATGTGGTCGATGTATGTTGCTTTAATCTGTGTCATTTATAAACTCCATTACTTTCTGCAATCTCTCTTCGTTACGCATGATCTT